TTACGGGTAATACTTACCTATATGCCCCATTACTTGAATTAGGCCCATCCGCTGGGCAGCCTGGCGAAATGTGGTTACTGCCTTCGCAATACACCATGCCAAAGGTCAAACAAACATGGCCTAAAGAGGTAACCGGGTACGTTCTTAACCTCGGCAGGCCGATGGAATTGGCTGCTGAAGATGTTATCCATATAAGGTATTTCAACCCGAATTTCAGTCTTAATGGCGATGAATTGGTGGGTTTATCCCCGCTGCGGGCCGGATCTAAATTAATTGATAGGCAAATATCAGAAACTGACTTTATGGTTAGCGCATTCCAAAATAGCGGCATCAGTGGTATTATGGCCGTTGAGGATGGCACAGATATGGACGCCCCTGACTTTGGTAAAATGAAAGATGATTTTTACAGGGAGGGCAGCGGCACACGCAATGCCCGTAAAATACTGTTCACCGGTGGTAAATGGAAATACACACAAATCGGCCTCGGTCCGGTCGACATGGATGTGCTTAATTCAGAGGTGCGCACGTTTAAAAAACTGTGTAACCTGTACGGTATTTCTGATATCCTGTTTAACAACAGCGACGCGTCAACAGAAAGCAATGTTATTCAAATGGTAAAGCAGCTATACACCAACGCTGCCCTGCCTGAAGTGTACGCTTACCGTGATGCAATTAATTCAAGAATTACCCCATCATTTAACAGTAAAGGCGTTAAATATTTTGTAGATTGCGACATATCCGACATAGCTGAATTACAGGAGGACATGAAGAAAATGGCAGACATTTACGCCACGCTGCCGGTGATGAATCCAAGCCTGATAAGTGAGGCGTTCGGTTACGGCAAATCAACCGATCCAAACATGGATAAATGGTATATCAAAACAGGATATACAGACCTTGAAAGTTTAAACGCCGTTGATCCTTTACCCGTTGTTACGCCAAATGGAAATTAATAAACGCCTACAGGACGCCATCAAACGGGCAATACCTAAGATTACCAATTGCCGTATTGATGAACAAAAGGCAGAGCACCGCCGGGAAAGTCCATTGTTCAGATAACGTAAAGTTTATGAATGAGAAAATACCTGCTGAATCAATATCATGTATTGTCACTTCGCCGCCATACAATTTAAAGAACTCTACAGGTAACGGAATGAAAGCCGGAACAATGTCTGGTAAATGGGCTGGTAATCCTTTACAGAATGGTTACGATAGTCATGGAGATAATATGCCGCATGATGAATATGTAAAATGGCAACGGGATTGCTTAACCGCAATGATGCGTGTACTTACAAAAGACGGTGTAATTTTCTATAACCATAAATGGCGTGTACAAAATGGATTGATACAAGACAGGCACGATATAGTAGAAGGGTTTCCAGTAAGGCAAATAATCATTTGGAAACGTGCTGGCGACATTGGTAAGTTGTTTATATGTTAAGCGTTTTGCGTTTGTGTTGTAAAATACCCTACTCATAATTTCTAAGCAAGTTAGCTTTATTTGATTATGACGAAAGGTAAATTCATCAACATATCTTGATAAATGGGCTGGGCTCATTTGGTGGTAAACACCAACAAAACCACGTTTAAACAACGACCAAAAAGATTCAAGGTTATTTGTAGATGCAATACCATCAACATATACACCAGCCGAATGATTAACCCTTATGTGGTTAAAATCCTGTGTTGCAAGTTGATTATAGCTTCTATATTCATCGGTACAAATTGTAGTACCCTTTGCAACGGTTTTATTAATAAGCCTGTGAATTGTTTTAGAAGTGGTATCATTAACAGGCATTGCTTTAATCCTGCCATCCCTTTGTTTTAAACCAATAACAGCAGTTTTATCTTTTGTGCTGCGGCCTTGTGAATTTTCAACTTTCTTATTCTTATGCCTGTTCTTATTTTTTCCACCAACATAAGTTTCGTCAGCTTCGACAACACCAGTAAACAAACCGCCGTTTCCTTCGCTAAATGCTTCCCTTATCCTGTGTGCTAAGAACCATGCAGTTTTTTGAGTAACGCCAAGTGTTTTTGATAACTGCACACTTGAAATACCTTTAGTGTGGGAAGTCAAAATCCAAGTTGTCATTAACCATTTTTGTAAAGGAACTTTACTTTCTGCTAAAACAGAACCGGTACGAACTGTAAATTGCTTGCGGCAAGCACTACATTTAAAACGTTTTTGAGTTTCCAATCTGTAAACCCTGTGGTTAGAACAAAAAGGACAAAAGATACCACGAGGCCAACGGGCTTTGATAATATACTGTTCGCATGTATCTTCGTTTGGGAAGTCTTTTAGAAACTGGAAAACGCTGATGTTATTTTTCATACCCTGTTTTATTATTCCATAAAGATAACCCACAGCGTTGGGTTATCCAAATGTTTTTACGTTTATTTCAGGGAAAATATGTTAAATTTGTAAAACAATAACCCACAGCGTTGGGTTACCAATGTATATAATTACCTAAAATAATGATAGAGTTCCTGAATGTTGATTGTATGGATTATATGGCTACGCTGCCGGATAAGGCGTTCGATTTGGCTATTGTAGATCCGCCGTATGGGATAGGCGAGAATGGTGATAGGAATAAAAGCAGAGGCAAGTTGGCAAAGGCAAAAGATTACAAGGCGTTTGCTGGGGGCGATATATCCGCTATGCCTACAGAGTATTTTTTTGAATTATTCAGGGTTAGTAAAAATCAAATCGTATTCGGGGCAAATCATTTTATAAGCAGGATGCCAAAAGATAGTTCATGTTGGATTGTTTGGGATAAATGCAATGGTGAAACAGATTTTGCAGATTGTGAATTAGCATGGACATCTTTTGGGTCTGCAGTAAGAAAAGTAAAATTTATGTGGCATGGGTTTATGCAGGGCGCAGATTTCAATGGTGGCATGCAAGGGAATAAGCAACTTAATGAGCAGCGCATACACCCCACCCAAAAACCTGTCGCACTTTACAAATGGCTTTTACACAACTACGCCAAGCCCGGCGACCGCATCCTTGACACGCACGGCGGATCTATGTCATCAGCCATTGCCGCCGAACACATGGGATTTGACATGACAATATGCGAATTAGATAAAGATTATTTCGATGCAGGCGTAAAACGATTTAAAGAACAGACACAACAAATCCAAATGTTTAAATAAAATTTTAACCCCATGACATACACAACGGCGAAGGCGGGCAGGTATTTAACCAGGCATCAACCATGACCGAAAACCTAAACATAGACGATCACATCAAGCCGATGATCATAAAAGCCCTTAATAGCGAAAAGGGCCGATATAGAATGTCCGCCGCCGCAGCCAAATTACAAACGAGCAAGGCAACGCTTAACCGCATGATAAAACGATTCGGGATTGGTTATGAGTACGGCCAGGGTTATTACATAAAAGATAAATTTGCAACAACGATGCAAAAAGTTTAAATTTGACATTAAAATCCAATTAATGCCAAACGGCAGACCTCCTTTATTTAGCTCACCGAATGACTTCAATAAAAAGGTCGAAGAATATTTTACTTATATCAAAGGTAAAAAGAAAGGATCAAATTGGCTAAGGCAGCCAGAGCCTGCAACTATTACCGGATTGATTCTGTACCTTGGATTTTCGCACCGTGAGGCCCTTGCCGACTATGAAAAAAAGAAGGGGTTTTCCGACATTGTAAAAAGAGCAAGGCTCAGGGTTGAATTTGAGTATGAAAAAAAGCTATCCGCACAAGCTCCAGCGGGATCAATTTTCGCATTAAAAAACATGGGATGGAAAGATAAGACCGAAGTCGAAAGCTCCGGTCAATTAGGCATTACATGGAAAGAAGAAAAGACTTATGCGCCTGAATCTAAAACAAACTAAGGCCATTGATTACCTCGAGGACAATATTACATCAGAGGTTGAGTATGGCGGCGGCGCTGGCGGCGGTAAAAGCGTTATCGGTTGTTATTGGCAAATTAAACGCAGGTTAAAGTATCCTGGTACAAGAGGTTTGATCGGAAGGTCAAGCCTTAAAACGTTAAAGGAAACAACGCTGCAATCGTTCTTTGAAGTATGCAGAATGCAGGGGTTGTTGGCCGGGGTACATTACAGGTATAATCAGCAAAGCAATCAGATATTGTTTCCGAATGATTCGCTGATATACTTGAAGGATCTGTTTCAGTATCCATCCGATCCAAACTTTGACGAATTGGGATCACTGGAGATAACAGACGCCTTTGTAGATGAAAATAACCAGGTTGTTGAAAAGGGATGGAATATAGTCAAGTCAAGGATACGTTATAAACTGACTGAGTATAATCTAATCCCGAAGATGCTCGGGTGCTGCAACCCGTCAAAGGGATGGATTTATAATAATTTTTATAAGCCATTCAAGGACGGAACCTTGCCCGAGAATAAGCAGTTTATTCAGGCCCTGTTAAGTGATAACCCGGATGTTTCACCGCATTACCGTGAAAACCTGTTAAGCCTTGATAAAGCGAGCAAAGAAAGGTTGCTGTATGGTAATTGGGAATATGACGATGATCCGGCAACGCTGATAGCATACGATAGTATAATAGATTGTTTTGGCAATGAATTTATACAGGAAGGCGAAACTTACATCACTTGCGATGTGGCCCGGTTTGGTTCTGACAGCTCGGTTATCGGTATATGGTCAGGATTGCGGTGTAGGATGTTTCAATTTAAAGGGCTTGATGTAACAGAGGTGGCCGGTAAGGTAAGAGAATTTGCGGAGGTTCACGGCATACCAATGTCAAGGGTTATAGCGGATGAAGACGGTGTTGGCGGCGGCGTTGTTGACATACTGAAATGCAAGGGCTTTGTAAATAACAGCACGGCATTGCAAAACCCGATTGCGCCGGTAAAGGACGCCAAAGGCAATCCGAAGCCGGACAATTTTGTCAACCTGAAAAGCCAGTGTTATTTCAAGCTGGCTGAATTTATTAATGATGGCAAGGTATATATCGAATGTAATGATATAGTGATGCGGGAAAAGATTATTCAGGAACTGGAGCAGGTAAAGCAACACAACATGGATAAAGACGGCAAAAGGGCTGTATTGCCAAAAGATAAGGTTAAAGAGATCATCGGGCGTTCACCCGATTTTTCAGATACGCTAATGATGCGGATGTACTTTGAGTTAAAACCAAAAAGAAAATTAACATGGGCTTAATCAAAACACTGTTTGGTAACAGTATCAATAAAGAGGTTGAAGTGGAGCTGAAAAAGGCTATGAGTAACATGGGTTTCAATATGCCCGTTAACGTCATCAGCAGCCCGGTGTACGGATCAGGCAACCCAAAGGAAAATATTGATCGCGGCTTGCTGGGCTCAGGTGATGTGTATTCAATCGTCCGCAGGATAGCAAAGACAGCCGCCGGGATACCTTTGCTGGTTTATAAGGTAAAGGATGAAGGCGCGCTGAAGGATTACGATTACCTGTCTAAGCAGCACAACCATACTACGCAGGCGCTGGTGCATAAGCAGCTGTTAAAAACAAAAGCCCTTGAATTGGTTAAGAGTGATAACCCGCTGCAACAGTTACTTGACAACCCAAACCCGTTATATACGTCTGCCGAATTTAAGGAAGGCGTTTATATGTTTCGTCTCATTACCGGTAATACATACATATACGCCCCATTGCTTGAATTAGGGCCGTCCGCTGGTCAGCCTGGTGAAATGTGGCTGCTGCCATCACAGTACACCATGCCAAAGGTCAAACAAACATGGCCTAAAGAGGTAACCGGATACGTTCTCAATCTTGGCCGTCCAATGGATTTAGCCGCCGAAGATGTAATTCATATCAGGTATTTCAATCCAAACTTTACGCTGTCAGGCGATGAATTAGTGGGCTTATCTCCACTCCGGGCCGGTAGCAAGGTATTGGCCAGGCAATTATCGGAAACCGATTATATGGTTAATAGTTTTCAGAACAGCGGCATTAGGGGTATTGTTGCAATGGAAGATGGGCAGGATTTAAGCAAGGAGGATTTTGGTAAAATGAAGTCCGATTTTTACACCGAAGGGTACGGGATTGTAAATGCAAGGAAGGATCTGTTTACTTTCGGTAAGTGGAAATATACTCAGGTTGGACTTGGACCTGTTGACATGGATGTGCTTAATTCAGAGATTAGGACATTCAAGAGATTATGCAACCTGTACGGTATTTCCGATATTCTGTTTAACAACAGCGATGCATCAACAGAAAGCAACGTTACCCAAATGGTAAAGCAGCTATACACCAACGCCGCCCTGCCTGAAGTGTACGCTTACCGTGATGCAATTAATCAAAGAATTACCCCGTCATTTAACAGTAAAGGCGTTAAATATTTTGTAGATTGCGATGTGTCCGGCATACCTGAATTGCAGGAGGATATGAAGTACATGGCTGAGGTATGGGCCGCATTGCCAATCATGAATCCGAATGTAATTAACGAAGCGTTTGGTAATGGCAAATCGGAAGACCCGCTAATGGATAAATGGTATATCAAGGCCGGCTACAATGCGATTGATGACCTTGCTACCGTTGACCCATTACCTCAAATTACGCCAAATGGAAATTGATACCGCCCTGCGCAAAAGAATTGAGGATGCTATCAAGCGGGCAATACCAAAGATCACTAATTGCCGCGTTGATGAACAAAAGGCAGAACACCGCCGGGAAAAGCTACTGAATGAATTTATCGCAATATGCAAACAACTGTCAACAAAGGATTTGAGCGAGATACAACCGACTGCCGGGAGTGCGTAGCGTGCAGTGAAGTGATCCTGACAGATATGTACAGGCTTGCTATTGAGGTTATGGGCGAAAGGATTGTGAGCGATAAGAATGTGTATTGTGAAAGCTGTTATTTAGAATTAATAAAATAAAATATATGGTTGCCCTTTTCGTTTCCCTTTCATTTTTCTCCATATTGGCTGGATTTTTTATTGGCTTAGCTTATGCGCAATACCTGATTAATAAAGAGTAAACAATAAAATGACCCCAGCCGAAAAACAATCATATCTAATCACCTTTAATAAATTCCAGCAAGCACGGGAGCGGGAATTTGCGCCAAAGATATTCAAGGCACTTAATTCACAGGTCAAAGAAGCCATCCACTACATCAAAGCCGGGGTACGCAACCCTACATTATACATTTCATCCAATGCCATCGTAAACACACTCAGGCCGCTATATTTGGACGCTGGTG